TGGCGGCCCCGAACGTCAGTCCCGAAAAGGTGTATGTCGAAGCGTTGGCGGAACTGTTGGCAGACGATCCGTATTCAACCGACGAGACTGTTCCGCCACCGCCCGATGATGCCAAGGTAGGCGTGCCGAGCGTCGGGGTGCCGGAAGTTAGGCTGGAAGCGGTTAGGTTGTCCTCGGCGCCGCCGCCTGCACCGCTGTCCCAAACAGCAAGCGTCCAGTTGGCGAAATTGCCAGGCGGAGTGAACGCGGCGGGAGTTTCCGACGCTGCGTTAGCGGTTTTGTGTGCCGCAGCTACGATTGATGAGTTTGAATCTCCACTGGCACCCGCCCGAGAGGAAAGCCCGCTGTATCCAGCAGGCGCATCCGTGACGACATTAGCGCCCGTGAAGTAATGTGAAGTGACTATCCACAAATAGTCTCTAGCCACCCCCGTCGAAAGCGGCGGAGGCGTGTTGTTGAGATCGCTGGTTCTGCTGACGCCATCGATCGAGTCCGCGCCGGAAATCCGATAGAGGATGGCCGTGAAAAGCTCACTCGCAGACGATGTGAGCGTGAAACTCTCGGTCGAGCTCGCCGCTAACTTCCAAAATATCGCGGAGGCGTTCGTGCCAGGGCCGTTCACCTTTCCCAGCAAGGTCCATCCGGCGGCGGATAGTGTGGGCGTACCGTCCGACGAAACGATGACTACAAGCAGATCACCAACGCTAACCGCGTGGCCGGTGAACGCCGTCCAAGTTGTAGCAGCGGTGGTTCCGCTGTCGTAATTTGTCGTCGCAACGACTGACGGAAAGGCCATCGAACGCCTCCCGGCCTACGGATTAAGCCGGGTCGGGGAACGTCACGTCCGTGCTGCTCAAAGTAAACGTATTCCCGCTCGTCACCGCCTGCGAGGACGAAAGCGTCTGCCAGCACAGCAGCCGCGTGCCGTCCACAGCCGCCCAATGGGTTGCCGTGCCCGTGCCCGTAACCGTGCCGTCCGTGATCGCCGTGGTGGCAACCTTGCGTCCGCTAGTGCCGCCGTTGGCAGGCGCACCGAAGCAACCGCCTGCGCCGAAGTTCTTGTTGCCGAGCGTCACCGAAGCGACGTTGGCATAGCTCGACGGAGCAGCCGAACAGATGTGGATGATCGTGGCGGTGTCGAGCTCGGTCAGAGCCGCGTCGAGAATGTCGTCGTTGAGAAATGCCATCGCTTACTTCCTCGCTGCTTCGATCTTGCGGACAAGATCGGCCTTGTTGTCGTCGGTCTCGACCGCCACGCCTTCCGCCTTCGCCGTGTCGAGCAGCTCGGCCTTGGTCATCGAGGTGAGTGACTTGTCGCTGGTCGGCGTGGCCGCTTTGTTCGATGGTGCTGCGCCGGCGTTCTTGCTGCCAAATACGCCAATGCCTGCCGCGCGCGCATCTTCTTCGGCCGCATGGAAAATGCCGTACTCAAGCTGTCCGTTGCGGATATCGTTCTTTGCCATGTGGAGAACTCCTTTCCAGAAGGTCGCCGCAGCGGCCCTCAAGAAAGGAGGCGAGCTTGGAGCCCGCCTCCTCCCCCTGTCGTCAGCGTCAGGTGACGCGGCCGAGGTCACCGAACACGATGGCCTCGGGGCGATAGATCGCGAGCGCGAGGCGTTCCTCGGCGCGGATCGTCACCTTGTTCTTGACGAAGTTGTCCTGATCCTCGGTCGAAACCTCGACGGTGGCATCCTGCCGGTCGAAAATCTGCGCCGCGAGGTCGAAGGCACCGACAAGGAACTTGTCCACCGTCATCGCCTGCGTTTCGACCACCGGAAGCCCCCAGAGGCGCTTCTGGATCGTGCCCTGCGGATCGCCGATGAGATAGTTCTCATTCGCGTCCTTGAGCATCTCGATGTACGCCATGTCGATCGGGTTCATGACGATGCCGTTCGCCGGATATTCAGCGAGTGCCACCTGCAGAATCCCGAGGCGAACGGTGTCGATCAGCTGATCCGCCACCAGGCCACCGGGTGCCGCATAAGCAGTCGCCGCAGTGACGAGCCCCTCGAGATCGGTCCCGCCCGCACCGTTGAGCAGCTTCTGCTCCTCGGCATAGGCCAGACCGTAGCGCAGACGGTTGTCGATGATTGAACGCAGTGCCGGCGCGTCCGCGAGGATCTGCACCGAGGTCCGCATCCAGTGAGCGATTGTGACGACCTTCGCGTCCGCTTCTTCATACTGGATCTCGGACTGCGGCTTGGCAGCACCTTCCGCCACGGTTGCGGCATTGTTGGTAAAGCCGACCTCGCGATCGTATTCGATCGAGTTCGAGTTAGTCTGACCCTGCGCCAGAAGCGCGCGGATCGTCATGCGACGGCGCGGAAGTTCGGTTCCGGCCACACGCTGCGGCTGCACCAGAGTGCCGACCGAACCGGCTGCGTCGGTGGTGAGGGACGTAATGTCCTTCACTTCCTCGATGAAGCGGCCACGGGGGCGAGTCTGCCCGGCGAAGTTCTTGAAGCCTTCGCTCTCGACGAAACGCGCACCGGCCGTATTCGGCCCGGTCTGCTGATCCCGATCGCGTGCGAGCTTCTGCTCCAGTTCGGTGAAGAGGCCCTTGACCTCGTTCAGGCCGGTCAGTGCTTCGTCGGCCTTCGCCTTCTCGGCTTCGGACAGCGACTTGCCTTCCTCGGCCAGCGCGAGCGCCTTCTCGGCGATTTCCTTCACCTCGTCGTGCCTGCGCTCGAACGCGGCCTTGGTCTCGGCGGCCAGCTCGGCCGCCGTCTTGGTCTCAGTGCTCATAATAGAATTTCCCTGTTCTGGGGTGAGTCAGGCGCTCATCTGCGCCGCGAGTGCCGCGAGATATTCGTCGGCGTCGGTGGTGTTGCCGGGCTCACCCCGGAGCAACGGAGCCAGGCCCTTGCCCGCGATTGCGGTGGCCTGGGTCTTCGAAAAGCCTGCCTCGCGCAGGAACTCCTCGAATTGCGAGAGGGTCGGCAGTGTGCCGGCCTCGAGAATGCCCTTCACGCCGGTGACCGTCGCGCGACGATTGGCTGGAAAATTGACCGGGGAAACCTCCCACAGATCCAGCTTTTCGAGCAGGCGCACGCCGGGGCGCTTCGGATCGTTCTTCGCCTCGATCGTCTCGTAACCGATCGACAGGCCGCGGACCGACTTGCGCTTGATCGCGCGATGCACGCGCTGCCCCATCGGGTCGTCAAGGTCGAGTTGACCCTTGACCCACAGCCCCTTGCCGTCCTCGGCCATGTCTTCCCAGTTGCCGATCGGCAATTCCCCGGACTGGTGGCCCCACAGCATCAGCGGCATGGTGCCCGCGCGCTTATGCTTGACCAGCGATTCCGCGTAGGCGCCGGGCATGATGACGTCGCCATAGCTGTCCGGCTCACCGCCGAACGTGCTGCCGTAGCCTTCGATCACACCGGCCTCGTCGGCCTTCTTGATCTCGAGACCGAAGTCCTTGTGAAACATCACTGGTCCTCCTGCCCCGCTTGCGTGATCGGGACATTCTGCATCTGCATTCTGGGGACATCGCCGCCAGTCACCGGCGGCAGGTTTTCAAGCGCGCGAACTTCGTTGATCGTCATCGCGCCGAGTTGTGTCATGGTCTGGTAGAAGGCCGAGCGTCCGGCACTGTCGCCGCGAAGCAAGCCTTCCAGGTTGAACTCGATCGTCACGCCGGCATCACGCTCGGCCTTGGTCAAAAGTTGCTTTTCCAGTGCTTGCTCGATCCGCTTCAAGCGGCGGCGCAGGCTGAACTTCACGAATCCGAGCGTCTGCTGCTCGATGCCGCTGCCCCAGCTCGTCGACTTCTCCGAGTGGCCGACCATGTGCGGCGGAACACCGAAGATCCGGCAAATCTCCTCGATGCCGAACCCGCGCGTCTCAAGCATCTGCGCATCTTCCGGCGACAGGTCGAGTTGCTGCCATTTCATGCCGCGATCGAGCAGCATCGGTCGTCCGGCATTGAGCGCGCCGCGGAACTTGGCGGTCAGTAGCTGCTCGAACTCCTGGCGCTGCTCAGGCGAAAGCGAAATGGACGGGTCGGTCGATAGAATACCGCTCGGGCGGATTCCGTTGGAAAAGAACGTCTCAGCCGCCCCATCAGCCGCCAGAGCGGAATCGAACGCGCCGCGGCAGACACTCAGCGTTGAGGCGCCGGACAGCGCATCCCCGAGCGGCCCGCGAATGTGCAGAATGTCCTGATTGCGCCGTACAACCTCCCGGCCATCCTCAGACCAGCGGTATTCTATGTCGCCCGATGCATTACGCTTGGCTGTCACTCGATCCGGGCGAACAGGAGTTAGCGCGATGATGCCGCCACTCACGCCGCGCTCAATCCGCGCGTAGGCGTTGCCCTGCAACTCGATGCCGGCGGCCATGTACTCCCAGAAATCGACCGCAGTCTGGTCATAATTCGGGCTGTCGTGCAGCAGCCAGTAGAGCGGATGATCGCGCGCAACGCGGCGAATGCCGTTCTCGTCGCGATAAACCATCAGCGGTAGTGAGGCGATCGTGCCGGCAAGCAGGTTGATGCACGCCCATGTCGCCGAGAGCCCCAGAGCGTTGCGTCCGCTCATTCGCAGCGTGTCGCTCAGTTCTGCGACCGTCACCTGATTGCGGACGAAGTTGTCGCCGTTCTCGGTCGAGGCAGCGCCCCCGCGCCAAGGCAGAATGTCTTTCGCCGCCACCGGCTTGCGCCACGCGGCCTCGGCGCGCTTGGCCGCGGCGGATAGCTGATACGCCATCAGGCGTAGCTCGCGATCCAGTCGTCGACCGAAGTCGCGGCTTCGTTTGAGTCCGGCGCAATGCCGAAAGCCATCGTCAAGCCGACCATGCCATCGATCCTTCCCGCCGCCTTGGCCTTGTTCAGCTTGCGATTCCCCGCCGGGTCAGTCGTCACCACGGCATTTGCCGCACACATCGTCAGGACCGGATGCCCGCCGTGGCGGACCTTTTCCTCAAGCAGGGCGGTCTCAAGTTCCCGCATGGCCGGGGACATCGATTGAAACCCCTGGCCGAACTCGGCGAATACCTCGTCGATCTGTTCCTCGGTGAACCCTGCTCTCAGGAGCCACGGGCGCAAATGCCTCATGCCCCATCTGTCGAAAGCAACCTTCAACCGCGGGTGAGCGATGTAGAAACCGAACAGCCATTCAGCGACGTACTCGTACTGGATCGCTCGCCCGGGCGTTGTCTGCAGATGCCCTTGCTGCGCCCAGAGATCATA